GCCGCCGCTGCGGCGCGCCTGCCGTGGTGGTCGATCATATCCGCCCGCACCGGGGCAATGATGATCTGTTCTGGGACCGGGCCAACTGGCAGCCGCTTTGCCGCCACTGCCACAACAGCGCAAAGCAGGCTGAGGAACGGGCAAAGCATAAAGGGAGCTTTGCCCGATGAGCCTTGTGACGCTTGAACAGGTCAAAGCCCATATCGCCGTCGAATTCGATGATGACGACACTCTTCTGACAGGTCAGATCGCCGCCGCGCAGAACCTTCTCGAAAGGCTGCTCGGCTTTGCCATTGACGCCACCTATGGCGGCGAGGGGCAGGACGATGTGCCGCCCGCGCTGGAACAGGCGGCCCTGATGCTGGTGGCGCATTGGTATGCGAACCGTGAGGCAACCGTGATGGGTGAGACCCCGCGCTATGTCCCCTTCGGTGTTCGCGAGATCGTCAACGAATTCCGCAACTGGAGTTTCTGACCCATGGGCACGACACGCGGCCCGAAGGCCGAACCCCGCGAACTCGTCAATGCGCTTACCGACATGCCGGTCATGCCCGCCTGTCTGCCGGAAGCCATGAGCGCGGAGTGGCAAACCGTTGTGTCGGACCTGATCGAACGGGAAATCCTCAACGAGGCCATGCTCGGCACGGTCGAAACCTTCATTCGCGCCAAGTGGAACGAAAGACAGGCCCAGACCGCAATCGATGAATTCGGCGCGGTGGTGCGCGGTGCTGACGGAAGCCTGAAGCAAAACCCGGCTTGCAGCCTGCTCGGCAAGTCTCAGGCGGTGATTGTCCGGCTTTCGGCTGAACTCGGCCTGACACCGGCCTCAAGGGCGCGCACGGGCATGAAACAGGAAAAGGACGATGAGAATGACCAGTTCGGTCTCTTCAGCTTCTGACAGCTACCCGCACTGGATCTATGACGGTTCCGAGATCCCCGATCCTTTCGGCTATGGTGAGCGGGCCGTCACCTTCCTGCGGATGCTCAGACACCCAAAGTCACGCCTTCCCGGCCGCGCCTTCGATCTCACCCAATGGCAGGAACGGATTGTTCGCCGCATCTATGGCCCCTGCGACGAGAACGGCCGCCGTATCGTCCGCAATGTCGCGATGCTGCTGCCGCGCGGTAATCGCAAGACCTCGCTCGGCGCGGCGCTCGGCCTGCTTCACACCATTGGCCCCGAAGCCATTCCGGGCGGTGAGGCGATCTTTGCCGCGTCCGATCGCAAACAGGCCCGCATTGCCTATGACGAGGCGATTGGCATTGTCCGGGCGATCCCGAAGGCCGAAAGCCGCCTCAAGCTCACCGACAGCAAGAACCGGCTGACGGCGCCTCGAAGCGGTTCCTTCCTTGAAGCGATCTCGGCCGATGCCGGAACGCAGCACGGCCGCACGCCGGTCTTTGCGCTGGTGGACGAGCTTCATGCCTGGAAGAAGCGCGAACTCTGGGACGTGGTGCGCACCGGCCTGACAAAGGTGTCCGGCTCGTTGCTCATGGTGATCTCTACGGCTGGACGCGGTGGTGAGAATGTCGCCTCGGATTTCTACGACTATGCTCGAAAGGTGGCGCGTGGCGAGATCGATGATCCCGGCACATTGCCGATCCTGTTTGAAACGCCACGCGATGCCGACTGGCGCGACGAGGCCGTGTGGTATCGCGCCAATCCCGGCCTTGCCGATGGCTTTCCCGATATTGAGGGCCTGCGCCAGCTTGCCCGTGAGGCGCGCGAACGGCCGGGCGAGCGCGAGGCCTTCCGCCAGCTTCATCTCAATGTCTGGCTGGATCACTCGGCCGATCCCTTCGTTGACATGCTGATCTATGATCAGGGCGATTTTCCCGTTGATCCCGACGAGATGGAAGATCAGCCGTGCTGGATCGGTGTTGACCTGTCTGCCGTCAATGACCTGACGGCCGTGGTCGCGGCATGGCGCAAGGATGACGGCTATATCGTCTTCCCGTGGTTCTTCTGCCCCGAAGACAATCTTCGCGGCCGCTCTGACCGGGACGGCGTTCCCTATCCCGAATGGGCCGATGATGGCCATATTATCCCGACGCTGGGCGAGGTGATTGATTACCGGGTTGTCGAGGATCACATTCGCGAGCTTTGCGCCCGCTTCGATGTGCGCGAGATCGCCTTCGACCCGCATATGGCGCGCAACATGCTGAACAACCTTCAGGAGGACGGCTTCCCGGCCGTCGAAATGCGTCAGGGCTGGGTGACGATGGCACCGGCGATCAAGGAACTTGAACGCGCCATCCTCGGCCGCCGCTTCATCCATGGCGGTCACCCGATCCTCAGGTGGAACTTTGAGAACATCGCCGTCCACACTGACGCGGCGGGCAACAAGGCTTTCCACAAGAGCAAGAGCAAAGACCGGATTGACGGCGCGGTTGCCGCCGCCATGGCGATTGGCCGGGCTGCGGCCGGGGAAAGCAGCCTCACGGTCTATGACAGCGAGGACTGGTCCGAAGAAATGGCATATTTTTGAGAGGGGTTCGCACCATGAAGAAGAACGAGACTGTCATCGGGCGGAAACTTGGACGTAAACGCCAGAAGTTGATTGTTGCGCGGCTCTGCCTCTTGATCCGCGAAGAATTTGACGCTGGCCGTATCGGCTCGCTGTTCGGATTGGAGGGGACGCTTCGGGCAGCGGTGCGGGGGACCCTGTGCAAGCAAGGCTGGCGCTGGTCGGATGCCGATAACGCTGCATTGGGCGTGCTGAGCCTCACATTCATGCAGCTTGGGGCATCCCGGCCAAGCTGGAATGAGGGGCAACCGGAATGGACGATTACCTCAGGCTCGCAGATCGAGCGGCGACGCTGCATGCGTTGCCACAATCCCTTGCCGGAAGGGCGATACAAGTTTTGCTCAAGGCTCTGCAAATCTTCCTATGGGTCCCGAATCGTATTCCTGATGCGGGGACGCTACAGCCGTGCCGCTGCTGTTGCCGCGAGCGCCACTCAATGACAGATGAACTCGACAGAGACGGCGGACATTGCGGCTATTGTGGTGCGGTTCTGCATGGAACGTTGCGCAAGGAATTTTGTGGGACGAAATGCCGGAAGAAACACTATGCCGACCTGCGGGTGGCACAGCGTATCGAGGAACGGCAGGATCGGAAATGCCTGTGGTGCAGCGGCCCGGTTCCCCCAGAAGCGCGCGGCGACGTGATTTATTGCTGCAAGGCCTGTCAATCATCGTCTCAGAGCGACATGCGCAAGACGCGTCGCACTTGCCGCCAGTGCGGCAAGGGATACCGTGGCAATGGCCCTTATTGCTGCCATGAGTGCTATATCGACAGCCGCCGGACACGGCACCCGAAGAAATGCCCCGTCTGCGGCGTGACCTTCAAGCCGCACAGAGTGACGCAGGTCACGTGCTCGGTGGCATGTCGGACGATGCGGCAAAACACATAGCTATGTCTATTATATGCGAAAACGGATTCACGCAGGGTGCCTATAAAATCTAAATCTAACGCACTCAGTTCAGCATTTCTATAAATATAAAAAGAACCTATATTCATTTAAGCGAATTAAGACTAGATACACCAAGTGCAACAGACTTCAAATTATCTGGAAGTTTATTTAGAATCCTAGTTACATAGGAATGATATCTTATAGATCTTTCATCTATTATTTTATCAAGATCTAAAAAAAACGAAACATCAGAACAGAAATCAAATGCCTTTTTCCATCCATAATATTTTTTAGAAACTTTATCCAAAACAACAGCGACACTCTTCCTCCTGTCGAAAGAATCCGCTCCATTTCCAAGTCTGCCTATTGCGGATTGAGAAGCATCAAATATTTCAAATATAGAATCTCTCAATTTCAATTTGGATTCCCTACTTGGAACGCAACGGTTTGGTTGAATAGTACAACCTAAAAATTGGATTGCAGAAGAACACATACCTCTAGCGGCTTTGTCGGATCCCGCCGCGGGGTCGTAGAGAGAAAATCCGAACGCCTCGAGGCTCTTCTTCGCGTACTCAACCGCCTTATCCAGATCGGACTCCGTTTTCGCGAGAATAACCAAATCATCAATATAGCGGACAGCCCTTACCCCCAATTCATTGAGACCATGATCCATGTCAAATAGAAGTATATTTCCAGCAAAGGCCGATAAAGACGAACCCTGAGCGACGCCGATACCATCACTTGGAAATAACCCTGCATATCCACCTAGTTTCTTCGCATTATTCAAACGGACTTCCAGCGCTTCTCCAAGAAGTTCACAGAGATCATCGTCCTTTGTTTCTTGCCTAACAAAATCAATAACTTGACTCGTCGGAATCCGCGTAAAGAATGCCTTGATGTCGGACCTGTAATAGTATTTTGCACCGTTGGCCATCGCATCCAAAATAAACTCAACAGCCGGCTTAACGCCTCCGTACGGTCGCATGAGACCGCCAACACCAAATTGAGATCGATTGACTTCGTTGATCTTTCTGAGACGAGCGTCTTCGATCGTAGCAAACCGCGTATCGATGTCAGACACGTTCAGAGCTTGACGGGGTTGAAGAACCTGAAGTATTGCCCTCTGAACAACTCGGTTCGACATAGACGAAATTGTTATCGGACGCGGCGATTTCCCTTTTGATTCCCGCGCCTTCTTGTCACTAAGCACGCCTTCGACCGAGTCAAATTCAAACGTTTTATTTCTAAGCTCTGCAATAATCTTTCGCAAGTGACTTTGATGCTTATGCTCAAACTCAGCAGCTTCACCTCTTATTTTTGGACTCTCAGAATTTAATGCACTGCGCTTTACATGACGCCATGCCGCAAAAATATTCTTTTCGCTACGAACTTCGTCAAAAAGAGTTTTCATCTTTCTACCGTTCGGGCCTCCCGTTCATACAATCCCGACCGTTGACTGGTGACTATCCACTGCGCACGGCATTGCCGCATCGCGAGACACCTCGGCTGATGACTCAACCTTGGCGAGATCGCCTTGCGCTTCGATCCGTATGGAAAGCTCCAACTGAACCGTCGTCGCCAGGACGATCATGGATACTACAGCGACTGCTTTGAGGCAGACGCCGGTGACGCGACTCCAAAGAGCCGGTTTTTCGGGGAGAGTTTGTACATCATTCCAGTTTCCAGCATAGCAGGTTTTTGTCGATGTCAAGGGCTCTCCGCCGGGACTCCGCCCGCCGGGTCAAATGCTTATCTGCTGCTCGGGAGCCACTCTTATGCGGTGTATTCACAGCTTCGAAAGCAACGGTCAGGCTCACTCTATCCACTGCGCACGGCATTGCCGCGTCGCGAGACACCTCGGCTGATGACTCAACCTTGGCGAGATCGCCTTGCGCTTCGATCCGTATGGAAAGCTCCAACTGAACCGTCGTCGCCAGGACGATCATGGATACTAGTAAAGTAGGAACAGGAATAGTCTTTCACAATAGGTGAAAACGGCAAATGCACAGAAAAGATAGCGCTGCCACACGACGATTCAAAAATTGCGGGAGTTTCGCAATGAACTACGTCCCAGCAGAACCAGTTAACGCCAACTAACGCCTTGAATAATAGACCTCAAGTTCCGAGAACCTACGCTATGCTTTGAGTTTTATAATGTCTGCCAAAAAAAGATTTCGATCCACAGATCGCTTCTGGCCGGATGCCAAAACACTTCGAACGACGTCACGTTCGTTTTCCGAACAGCGTCATAGTAAGCCATTGACAGGCATCAGCACCCTCATCAGGGCTGCCCACCTATCTAAATTCTAAAGGACCAGACGATCGAAGAACGAAGTCAAATCAATCTTCGTCCATGAATCGCTGATAGCTATGCTCGCAACTTGCACATCGCCCTGGCGAATGTATGTGCTCATAAGCATCAGCCCATGGAATGAGTTCCCCACATTGAGTGCAGCACGGTTGAGGAAACCGGCTCTCGACATGCCGTTCAAAAATATACCGCTGCTTTTCAGATAGAACATCGACACCCTTGTCGATCACAAGCTTTGTAATCCCCTCTGCCGTCTTGTCTCCGATGTCATCGCACTCCACGAGGCGCTCAAGAAAGTTCCGGTAGTCTTCCCATTCTCGGCGGCTTTCGGCATCCTCAACAACTCCGCTCATTCCACCCCCTCCTTTGACCTAAATCATTCGGCACTCACCACTAACAAGGATCGGTCATGGGATGAAAAATTGCAACGGAATTCAGCGCTCTCCGAACAAGCACTCGGCTGCGCAGCAACATTCACAGCCGAGGCGCGCTCAATCAACTATGGCAAAAAAAACACAGAAGGAGAACAAAACCTAAAACCCATGTCGCATTCATGTCGCGTAGAATCGCCGAAACCCAGGCAAAATCGTTGAAAATAAACGATAAACACGCCAAGAGACATGCAACATGCTAAAAAGCTATATTTTCTGCTAAGTGATTGAAAAGATTTGGCTGGGGAACCTGGATTCGAACCAGGACTAACGGAGTCAGAGTGTTTAATTTTCCATTGTAATATTTAGGAAAATAGACTTAATGTTGCAGCCCTGTCACATCCACCAGCTAAAAATCTACGGCCTCGCCAAACTTTCCACCCAGCCTCTTGGCATCATCCAAACTTTTTTCCTGCTGTTCCTTAATTCGAAATATACCTGGAGCGCCTATCTTCTTGAGAGCGATCTCTTTCGCGTCCTGCTCGCTTTCAGCGATAACAATAAATCGTTGAATCAGAGGAACAAACCCGTCCGACCGATCACACTCAACGACAAAAGCCCACCCATATCCCTGTTTGCCAGTCATCTTGCTCATTCCTATTTACCGAACAAAAGCTGATCCTCTGCTATCCGCAACATGTTAGCCTCATTTTCTGACGGGAAAAGGTGGCCATAAGTATCAAATGTGACCTGGATCGAGCTATGCCCCATCCTTGTCTGAACGGCCTTTGGAGAAAGCGCTAGCCCACCCTCTTCCTGCCTATTGATGCACCATGATGCATACCAGTGGCGCAAAGCATGAAGACCTGAGTATTTTGGTGCAAAGATAGGATTGCCATCCTCGCCCTCCTTGCCCGTATTAACGGCAATGCCGCCAGCAAGCTCGGCAGGCCATAGCCCTCGCTTGATTATATTTTGATGGTCTTCGACGTGGCCAGCCCCGTTTGGGAAGACAAACCCGGCCTCACTCTTCGGACTGGCAAGTCGCCATTCCTTCAGGGTTTTTACGACAAGCGGCGGTAAGGGGATCGTGCGTTGTCCTGCCCCGCTCTTTGGCATGCCAATTTCACCATATCTGTCAGCCCGCTGACGAACGTGCAGCACCGCTTTTACCAAGTCCACGTCATCCCAGCGCAATCCCCTCGCCTCGCTCGAACGGAGCCCTGTAAAAATTATCGTTACAAGCAATGGCCGGTAGCGGCCAGTAGCGGCGCCGAGAATCGCACGTATCTCGCCATTGGTTGGAATATCTTCCCCTACCTTCAGCAACGCCTTAGCACGCTTCTCCGCCGCCTTCGATCCAGAGCGCGCCCTTGATAACTCGTGCACAGCATTGCGAATTACCAGCCCACGAGCTTGAGCGTCAGCAAGGATGGAACCAAGCGAAACTGTAATTCGCTTCACCATTGCTGGAGAACGTCCGCTAGAGCGAAGCTCGTCCTGAAATGTGCGTAGCCATGGAGCGCTAATCTTCGATAGCTTTACGGTGCCTACTAGCGGCACGATGTGCAATCTCAAATGCTGATTTCGCTGATCCATAGTTGTTCGCTCAAGCCCAGCATTATCGCCAGAGATCAACCAGAGTCGGCCAGCCTCCGCGATCGTGATAGTTGCGCTGTCAGCAACATGGACGCCTTCACGCACCTCGACCGCTGCCGTTGTCGCGAACTGGTCGGCCTGCTTCTTGAGACGAAAGGTCTTCAGGCGGCGCTTGCCTTGGGTGTCGATATAATCAACCACCCACGAGGTCTTTTCCTCGCCTTTGCCGTTAGTCCATGTGCGTTTCCGGACGCTCATTCTTGATCTTCAGATTCTTCCGGTGGCTGTTTTGGCGAGCCTGGCTCAGAAGATGACGGTCTCTCATTGATCTTCTTCAGGACTTCTTCAGGCCGGTGCTGTTTGACCATATCAGCAATGATTGCGTTGGTTTCCTCGATATTCGTATGCAATTTCTTCACAATGTCTTGCGCTGCGTCGATGTCTTCGTCTGCCAAGCCGTCATGGTTATCGAACAGGTCATTTAAGACCTCGAGCATGAACGGCTGCGCGATATTGGCAAGATCGATCCATTGCTTGATGAGCTTCTTGCTGCCCTGATATTGCGGGAGCATCTTCAAAAAGCCAGCATTCAGCATAGCTAGGTTCTTGTCTGCGTCGTCGACCTTTTTCAGCAACTCGTCGTAGGCTTCAATGCGGTGAATGATCTCGGCGTTCATGGAACGTCCGTTGGCGTCTGCTGCCTCTTTCACGTGGTTCCGCATTTCGGGAGGGAACCGGAGCATAAAGCCATCTGATTTGCTTCTGTTTTCAGCCACGCTTAGCTACCTAGTTTGAATGATGATATCAATTGGACATTTTTCTATTGACGTCAATGATATCCATAGGACATTATCCGCCTTGTAAGTTAACAAGGAGTTTCGGGTAATATGGAAAATGATCGATTGGATTTGGTCTGGGGGGCGGCGAACATTGCCGCTATCTTGGGGCGGTCACGCCAACAAGCTTACAACATGCTCAGCAAAGGCGAGCTTCCCGCCAAGAAAATCGGCGATCGCTGGGTGGCTCGCCGCAGTGATCTTGAACGCTTCTTCACGGAAGCTGCCGCATGAGCAGACAGGACGGCCCGGCAGAGGCGGCAACCTCTCCGAGCCATGGTTCAAAATTCCCGCTAGGAAGTAAATATGAACGGAAATACCGATAGCATGGCTTCGGGCGAGGAGGCAATCGCTTCTCGCTATGAGGCTTTCCGGCAGGCAGTTGACAGCGTCTATGATGTTTCGGCGCTGCTGGATCTCGTTGATTGTGTCGATGGTACTGGCTCCAGCGTGTCGGAAGGCGAGAAGGCGAAGTTACGGGGCGCAGTTGGACGCACTGTCGCGCTTTCAAGCCGCATCCTGTCCGACGTCATCGAAGTGATGGAGGACGAGGAACACCACCTTTTTATCGCGGATAGCAAAGATGGCGGACTGGTGGACTTTGTCCCTGTCATGGGGGTGGCATCATGATCGAAGTCCCTTGCAGAACAAGAAACCTGATCGTTGCAATGGATCTGATTGATGAAGGACGTGACTACCTTCAGGTTCTCATTCTGGCGCTTGCTGCATCCGATGGAACCGAAGCCGGTAGCATGGGCCGGATGGCGGGCAACGTTCTCGGCCTTTTGAACCGCGTTGACAGGCGACTGGAAAGCGAGAAGGCGCAGCTTCAGGCCGAAATGGAGATCGCAGCATGAAGGCAATGCCACGCGATCAATACGACAGTCTGAATGATGATCTGTGCTGTGTCCGCGATCTGATGAAAACCCTTGAGCTTGCGAGCGGGATGATAAGCGGATTGGAGATCAGCGCGCTTAGCCGGGTTGCTGGTATCGCCATCGAGCGCCTTGATCGAGCCTTGGACCGGCTCGAGGCGTTTGAGCCAGTGCCAAATGTCGTCAGGAAGGAAATGGCCTGATGATCTCGCCAGACAATCACTTTGGGGCCGCTTTTGCGGCTCCATTCGTTTCTGCCGCTTCCGAGCCAGTTGTGCACGCCAACAAAGGACGCCGCAGCAATGGTGGATAGCGTCGGGGCAAGTTCGCCTCCGACCATTGAACAGGCCGCACTGTGGCTCACAGAACATCGTCATGATCTTTCTGGGCCGGTTATACCGGCTCTGAAACAACGCTTCGGCTTGCGCAACCTTGAGGCGATTGCGGCAACGAAGCGAGCCCATGAAATCGAGTTTGGAGAAGGCAATGAGCGGCGATGAATACACGCGTCTGCGCATGGCCTGGCTTGATCAGGTCTTTGGTGATGCCGCTTTGAGCAAGAGCGTTGCTACGAACGTCGCCTTCTTCATCTCGCAGCACTTCAATCGCAAGCGCTTTGGTGACAGCGGGGTATTCAGTGCATGGCCCAGCTATGCCACGCTTGCGGAAAAGGTCGGCTGTACATCTCGGACTGTACAAAATGCCGTGGCGCTTCTTAAGCGCCGCGGCCATCTGCGAACGAAAGGCCAAGGTGGCCGCCATTGCTCGTTGACCTACTTCGCAGTCTTGAAGGTTGGAAATCAAGAAAGGCGCGAAGAAACAGATAGTTATGAGAAACGTGGAAATTCACTTCCACCTTTTGATGAAAATGAAGCGGATGAGGCCGAAAACGTGGAAACCGGGCGCACAAAACGTGGAAATTTGGACGTGCAAAACGTGGAAACTGGTTTCCTACTAACCTCTATGAATAAATCTTTGAACAAACACTTTGAGGAAGGCGCGCGTGTGAGCGATGAAATCGCACCTCGGCCGCTTTCGGGTGACGACGCTCAGTTGGCTTTGGAGAATTGGAGCGGGCTAAACCGTCAGAGCGTGCCGCCAGCGGCGGCGGCTGTGGCTGTACTGGCGGCGCTAATCAGTGGGCCGGGACAGTTGCCACCATTGCCGCCCATCGTTCGCAAGAATCCACGTCCCGAATGGATCAGGGACCATCAGGCCAAGCATGGCTGGCCGCACGTCTATGACAACCTCGGCAACCCTGAGCGCTGGCTAAGCGTCTTCGATGAGATGGCAATCGACATGGTGCCTGTCGAGGCCAGCAAGGACAATGCGGATTGGCAACGATGGGTAGACGTGTATCGCGGGCGAGGCTGGCCCTTGCCGTCGGCTGAGGGGCAACTGGTTCATTTCCCGGACTGCGGACCACGCGGCTTTGAGGCGTTCCTGTCAAGGCTGGCGAAAGCGATGAGAGAACAGGTCATCATGGAGGCGGGCAATGTCACACGGCTGCCCGCTCGTTGATGTCAGGCGTAACAAAGCGTAACGCGTTACGTAACGCGTTACGCCAAGGTCTGCGGAATTCCGCAGAGTTCCGCAGAATGATTGGAGCTATCGCGGATGAGGCAGGAGGCCATGACCGACAGCGTCAGGCTTTCCGGGCAGGCCGGGGGGTGGTCATGAACTTTCGGCATACAGGCCAGACCGGCGTCCCTAGGTACTTACGAGATTTTTTCTAATTAGAGGTAAATTCCATTTTAGAACAACAAGTTAAGCGGATTTCTGGTGTTTGCCTTGGGTATCTGGCCAGCAATTCGCAAACTTTTTTTCATGTGCTAGTGGTTATCCATTGGCATTTATTGAAAGGCAGCGATAGCGACGGAATATAGATCTAAATTATTGAAAATAAACGCTATATTTAATTTTCTCTCCCCCTGAAATATTCTCTTGGCCATGAAGATATGGCCATTTTTCAAGACTAATCAGAAGAGCCTCGGCGATCCCTCGGAAGCCGAATTTACGTTGTTCACCGGCGGCGGTGTTGCCGGTTCGACTGTCTCGCTTGCCGTGGCGCTCACGGTCCCGGCCGTGCAATCGGCCATTCGCCTGATTTCCGAAGCATGCGCAACGCTTGATATCCGGGTGGAACAGCGCAAAGGCGCGACATGGACGCCAGATAGCAATCACGCGGTTGCCGCACTTCTCTCCGACCGGCCGAATGGCTGGACCTCCACCTTCGAACTGATCCGCGATCTCGTTGCCACGGCGCTGACCCACGACAAGGGCGGCGTTGCCTGGGTGAACCGGGTTGGCGGCGAGGTCCGCGAGATCATCCGTTATGAGCCGTCGCATGTGATGGTGGATGTCTCGACGGACGGGCGGCAGGAGCCGCGCTTCAGGATCAACAACCGGATCGAAGATGCGCAGAACGTGGTTTACCTGCGCGGCCCGTTCGGGCGGTCCTGTCTGTCGCTGACCGCTGAAGCAATCGGCACGGCCAAGGACATGGAAACCCATGCCCGCAAGCTGTTCAGGAATGGCGCGCGGCCTGCGGGTGTTATCGAAATGGTCAAGGGCCTTGGTGACGAGGGCCTGAAGAAGATGGCCGCCGCCTGGAAAAAGGCCCATGAAGGCGCGGATAATTCCGGCCGCACGGCCATTCTCTGGGACGGGGCAACCTTCCGCCCGATTACCTTCAGCTCCACCGATGCGCAGTTTCTGGAAAACCGGAAATTCCAGATCCTCGAAATCGCCCGTGGCTTCCGCGTTCCGCCGTCGATGATCTACGACCTTGAGCGCGCCACATGGTCGAACTCCGAACAGATGGGCAAGGAATTCCTGTCTTACACGCTTGAGCCATGGCTTCGGGCGCTGGAAGGGGCTTTGCGCGTGGCGCTGTTCCTGCCGGAAGAGCGCGCCGATTATCGCATTGTCTTCGACCGGGACGATCTGACCCGCGCCGATCTCACCGACCGGGCAACTGCCATTTCCTCGCTGATCTCCTCACGCGTCCTCAACGCCAATGAGGGCCGGTCATGGCTTGACCTGCCGCCCTATGACGGCGGCGAGGCCTTTTCCAATCCGCATATCAACACCGATGCCGCGCCGAAGACGATTGGCGGCGGCACGCCGGAGGCCTGACCCATGGAGCGTTTCTTCATCGAAACCAAGCTCGCCATTACCGATGACAGCGGCGCAATTGAGGGGCTTGCATGGCCCTTTGGCACGCCCGACCGGATCGGCGATGTGATCGAAAAGGGTGCCTTTGCCGGTGCCT